TTGCCCCATCATTTGCGTTATAATCAAATTCTTCTTTTATTTTTTTTTTAGTCCAAGCCTTTCTTGCATTTGCTCATGTGAAATATCGGCGATTTCAAAATATCTTCCGAGAACGTGTCCCATATCTTCATATAGGGCTTCAAGTCTTTGTTCTTGCTGATGTGCTATACTTGATTCTTTTTCAAACTTTTCTTGTAAGGATTTTAATTCTTTCATATTACGTTTGATAGTAACACGGTCAAACCAATCTCCACCCTCTCTCAATGTGTATTCTTGTGCAGCATCTGCAATAGCACCAAGTGTTTCGGCAATTTGACGAATATCAGATTTACGATTAATACTTTCTCTATGTGTGCCGAATGTAGATATTATTTCCAAAAAGTGTTTTTTAACTTCGGAAGGTAATTGTTGAAACTCTTCGGATTCTTTCAGTAAATCTTTTAATCGTATCATTGTTTATATTTAATATATTAATTAAAACTCATCATTACCGTACGCCTTAATAAGTTGCATCAATCCATCGTAAGTTTTAGAAGAACCCTCTGGCTTATATTCACCATATCTACTATTAAACTTTACTTTGACGGAATCTTTATCAGGATGACTTAACCAAACATTTTGTGTTGTATTTGATGTTTTTACAACAACTCCATTTTTATATTTTTTTGTATCAAACGCTTTCCACTCTCGGCCGGCTGGCTTTGGCTGTGATTTTGGTCTTTCAAATTTTTGGTATGGCTTATCACCCTTTCCGTACTCGCCGGCTGCAAATTTATTAACAAGATTATTTAAACCGGTTACATCACCACGATATCCATCTGCGTTTGCAGGAGTTCTCCATCTATCAGTTGCTGCTCCATCTTTTTTGAACTGCATAGTTCCATATTTTGGATGGCTTAAAGTTACATACTTATCGGCGGTTCTTACTGATACCCCATTTTTGAAATTTAATACACTTTCATTAATGGTGGAGATTTTTTTAATCTCCTCACGAATTATTTGTCTTAATTGTGATACTGTGATTTTCATTGTTTTTTTTTTTGATTAATAAAAATTTATTTTTTATGAGATTGGTATCCTTTATTTTTCATCCAATTAGTTAATGCGTATGGATTATCAATGCCCGGCTTATCTTTCATTGCTTTAACGGTTCCTTCCCATCCTTCGGGTGCCTTTTCGGAAATATTTTCTCCTCTAAATCCACTCATTCCATCTCCTTTCGTATTTCCTTGAAACCCAGCACCTACATCATTTTTTTTTTGACCGCCGAATGCATCTGCTTGCTTAATCTTTTGGATAGCCCTCATTACTTCTTGCTTATCCATATTAAGGCCATCAATTATTTTTGCAATTACAAGTACTTCTTTTTTACGAGGAAGATTGTAAGTTTTTAATTGAGATGTAAGTTTTTCTAAAAATCGGTTTACAGCCGTTGGAAGATTAACATCCAAATCATCAAGTGCTTCTTTTTGAATTGGTTTTTTATTTTCTTTTATAAGGCCTTTTAGTTTTATTGGTTTCATATTTTTTGATTATTATTTTATTAGTTAACAACTATATCCCAATACTTAGAAGTTTCTTTTTTTGGCATTGATGTGTTTGTATATTTTGGACTAAGACTGTATATACGACGTCCTCCATTAATAGTACGAGAATATGTATAGTATTTCGGATTTGGTAGATCATTTGTTCCATCAACTTCAAGTGGTAGCATGCCTCGTTTACGTCTTTGCCTATGTAGCGGATTATGCTTTTCGGCTTCATTCAGTTTTTGTATTCTATTAGGAATGAGTTTCATTAATTGCATGCTAATCATTTTATTTTTCTTTATATAGTATAAATATACGTTAGTTCAATTCAACAATTATTTCACGCATTAGGTCTTGTGCTTTACACCACTTACCACATTCGTCTGCAATTTTCTGCCATTGCTTACTCTCATTCATTGGTGCCATAAATGCTCCATGCGTAGACGGGTTCGATACGAAGTCCCAGCCAACCAATTCGAAGTCGTCTTGCACCATTACCGTGCCATCCCTTTGCTCATTAACTGAACCAAGTCCACGTGAACTAATACCAAGACGTATATTATTTTTAAGCAATTCTTTTAAGATATTGCCCGATGGTGTTGAAAGAATTTCTACCACTCCACAAACATCATCCCCTTCCCACCATATTTCACGAATATTGTGTGATACATTTTTAAGCTCGATTACTGGAGAATCCGGATGGTCTAATTCACCAAGTGCACGTCTTTCCTTAATCAATTGCTTATATTTTTCACACTCACGCTCTAATATCTCTTTTGGATAACGGCGATTGTTTTGATTGGGTGCACCTGCTCTTTGCAAAACGCCTTTAACAAGAAAAGTACCATTAGATTCTTCTTTGAGTTTTGCTTCGAATAGGTGGGTTTCTATTAATAGTTTTTTATTCATTTTACATTCTTAATCTACCTTCAGACTTTGCTTGATATGCTTTGTCTACGGCATTAAAAAATTTCTTTTTTTCTTCGTCACTCATTGAGTTAATATCTTTCCCAGTTTTATCAAGCATAGTTTTGAACAATTCTTGATAATCCTGCTCTTCTTTAATTACTTCTCTAACGAGTTCTTTTAGTTGTTGTAAGTTCATTTTATTGTGGTTTTATTCTGATATTTTTCTAATATGTTGTTCTAACTTAATCAACCTTTCTTTTATTTTCAAAATGTTTCCATTTGTACGTTTCCAAAATTGGTCATTAGATACTCCGTTTTCTTGCTTCAATTTACCATACCAATTTAGAAATTTTTCCATTTCTGCCAATTGCTTATTGATGTTAGAAACGCCTTTACCGATTTTTCGGTGAGCAGGGATATCTTCATTTTTTAGTTCTAACCAACGATTTTCTTTTACAACGGTATACCCAGTTAGGTCAGCTTGTTGTTTCGCACTTTGCTTTGTATCTCCTCTTTTTTTGAATGCGTTTGGTGACTGGTATCCTTGAACGTTCCCTGTCACATTCATTTCTCTTACAACCTTTCTTATAAATTCTTTTAATTTACTTTTGTGTTGCATTTTTCAATTCTTTTATTAGTTCGTATGCCATCATAAGCGCGGATACGTGTTGCTCTTTAACACGTTTATTCTGCTTTATTTTTTTTATCTGCCCTATCGTTTCTACTAATTTTATTTTTGTAACTTTATCGGTAATCTTCTTTCCAATTTCATTTAGGGATTGTGTAATTTTATTTACTTCACTTTGAATGTGATTTGAAAAGCCGGAACTATTAGTCATTCCATTAATATATTCTCGTAGTAAAACCTTTTGCTCATTACTTAGGTCTTTATACTTTGTATTAAAACTTTCTATTAAAATTTTATACGAAAGAGCCCTTACAGTTTCATCTTGTTTTTTGAATTGTTCCAATACGGCATCTTTTATTTTTGCATCTTTATTCTGTATTGATTTATTTATTATGTTTTCTGCAATTGTAAATCTTGAAGATACCACATCGGTTGGATCTAAAATTTCGGATTCATTTATTGATTCAAAAATTTTATAAATTGATGCAAGAACTTTGTAGTTTGAAACCGATGATTTTAATAAATCTTCTATATTATACGATTCTCTTATTTTTTTTACTAAATTATATTTTTCTTTTGTCAATTTAGCTTCATCAAGACGTTTGCGTGCTTCACAAACGGTATCAATAAACTTTTCTGCTTTTGCTTCAGAATTATATTTTTCGTTTATAAGATACTGATATAATTTTAATTCTTTTGAAAGTTCTTTTTTAGAATTAAAAAATTCTTGTAGGATTTTTTCTGCTTTAGATTTATTTTCCGACATAATTTCGGAGGTGATTTGTCTAAGCAGTAATTCAAAAATGAATCCTGTATTTTTGAACTTAGAATGTTTAATTTTTTTCATCAAAGGGATAATTTATCTCTTTATAAATATATTTATTGATTATTTAACAGCAGATTTGGTATCTGTTAGTATTATTTTTTTACCACCAAGCATATCTTTGTATATTTCTTTATAACTTACTTTACGTGGTTTGTATTTTACAGAACCTTCTTTTTGTTTTAGAGTTTTAATCCCAAGTGGGTCGCGACCAAGTGGATGATCATCTTTACCATATCTAACCGGGTCTTTTGGTCTTCCAACTTTTCCTTCTTCTTCTAATTCATCTTTAATTTTTTGAATTTCTTCTTCAACATTGGTTGGTTCTTCTGTTCCGGTTTCTTTAGCAGGATCAGTTCCTTGTGTTTCAATTTGTGTCAATCTGAACGCTTGCTTTGTATCTTCCAATACATCAATTGTCATGTCATCTTGTTCATCTTGCGCAAATTTCATAATATTTTCATACATCCACTTTTTAGAAAACAATTTTGTTTGTTGCATAGATTGTATAAGAGATACCTTTGATGTATATAATTCTATTTGCTCTTGCTCATATATTTTTGATGGAATAGTAAGTTCTAATTGAAAATCCAAATCTGCCGCGTTATCCATACCCTGCGCATATAAATGAACTATTGCTATCTTTGTCAATTCGGAAATAAGAACTTTTTGTATTCTTTCGATGGTTTTGGCGAACCTTACATCTTGCGCTGCCAATGTTGCTTTTCCGTTTACATCTTCTTCATATCCCAAATGTGATTTTGGAATTTTAAGAGCTGCGAACATTTTTCCTTTTAGGTAGTTGATATCATCTATTGCCTGATATTCCATGCCCTTCAAAGTATCTATGCTCGTACCACTATCGCTACCGCGGACAGGAAGATAATAATCCTCAATAATATTTTGAATATTATATTTAAGATTGTAATCTCCGGTTTTTTCATCTACAAATGGTGTTTTTTTACTGCTGTTAATGATTCGTTGCATATAATTATCAACTTCAGTTGGTGGTATATTACCAACATCAACTTTGAATATACGTTTTTCGGGAGCACGCATAATACGATGTATTAACATAGCATCCTCCATAAGAGTTAGTTGTTTCCAAACCCGTCTTGCACCTTCTATCATTGATTTTCCATAAGGAAGAAAATTAGAATCAGAATGCATTCTGAAATGCGCAATTTCATAATTTTCATATTCTTTTTTATTAGAAGCAGAAGACCCTCCGTATGGGTTTGTGTATGGTGCATATACAAACTTTACACGTTGTGGATTTTCTATATCAAAGTTTTCAACACGTGTAACTTCATATACCGATATGGGAATTACATTAACAATTCCAAGTTCAGGTGCTACTTCTAATTGTAAAAAGAAATCACCATACTTTACCAAGTTTCTTGTCCAAGGCCAAAGTGTGAATTCTATGTTTACAATATCATAAAATAAGTTATGAAGAATTTGTTTTACATTTTCATCTGAACAATGTATTTTCAGTACATCTCCATGTTCATTTTTTGTTGTACTTTCATCTGCGTAAATATCTAATGCCGCAGCAAGAATAGGGTCATGATCCATTGAATCATAATCTCTAAATAGGTCAGCACGAACTTGCTGATACGACATTGCCGATTCCAACATTCCACCACTATATTGTGGGGTCTTCAATTTCATAAAACGGTCTACAAGGTTAGTCGTCATTGATTGATATTCATCAGTATCAATGACCCTTACGCCCTTTTTAGTTCTACGAATAATTGTGTTTGTAGAAAATAGTTTTTGTAACCTTCCAAAAATGGTTTTATCTGCCATAGTTAATCTTTATTATATATATACTATTTTTACCACTTTCTGCATGACCAGTAACGCGCTTTCCATCTTGGGCCAGGATTATCACAGTTGTGTCTAGCTCTGAATGATTTGCGTCTTTCAGGATTTGATTTTTTAATACGCATATTTGGGTCTCCGAAGTTTACTTTAACAACGTTACCTTTATCATTTTTAACGTACACTTTAAATTTTTTAACATCACCCTGCATTGGTTTGCCGAGCTTTACTTTTCTACCCTGATATTCTGCTTCAAAAACGCAACCGCATCCTGCTTCATTTAGTGTTCGGTTATATTCTCTCATAAAGACAATAAAGTCTTTGTAGTCATCATAGTTTTCAACATCGTATTCTACGGGTTGAACTCTTCCGTAATTAATTTCGGAATCTTTATCTCTACGTTCGGGATGATCTGGATATTCTTCTTTCATAGCTTTTTGTTTTGATATTTCGATAGCAGCCAATTGTTTTTGCGCTGCAGATTTACTTGAATGTGTTCCTAATCGGTCTCCACCTTTCTTTGGATATACTGCGTACTTATCTCCTACTTTCTTAATAGTTTCTTTAACCGGCTCATATCCTTTTCTCTGATTATCTTTTGTATCGGATTGATATCCTGGCTCTACTTCTCTATCATCATCAAAATCATATGTATCTAATTCGGCAGGATATCCATAATCGGGTGTATATGAAGAACTCTTATGATGATGCAAAAAATTACCATCACCGGTCCCATGTGGTATGTGATTGCGGGAGTTAATTGCTTCAGAAACCGGTACACAATTTGGAACTTCTTTACCATTTTTGTCTTTCATTCCAACTTGCTTATATCCATCCCAGCATGGCCCTTCCAATAACTCATCATCATCTTTATCTAATGGATTTTCGACTGGAATACGTCCACTTGGCTGTACCCATCCACCTGCGGAAGGGTCGTATCCTTCATTACAAGTACGCCATCCACCACCCTTTGATTTATAGTTTTTTGCAGCCCATCCATTTGCATATGCACTTGGGTAAACATCAAATTTACGTTTTGCCGCAGCCTTTGATGCTGACCATTTTGCTGGGTCAGTCGGGCAATTCTTTTCTAAAAATAATTCTAATCTTTCTTCTATTGTCATTTTAGTTTACGGATTTAGATTTAGTATCACGACCCGCCTGTCGGGCTTTTCTACCTGCACAGTGTGCTTTTTGGCTGAATCCTTTGGGGTTATCGCAATCAATTGATTTTTTGTAGCCTTTTGTCCATTTTTCATTTAGTCGGTTTTCGTGCTTTATGATTAACTCACCCAATACTTCTATTAGTCCGACCAATCTTTGAAACCCGATTTGGTCCATTTGAACTTTACCACCACATATTTCTTCCATATAACCATTAAATTCTTCACGAGCATCTTCTAAATTAAAACCGCCTTCGGCTGCTTTTTTATAGTGTGGAAGTTTTACAACAAAATGATGATAGGTAAGAATTGCTACTCCACCCTTTTCTTTTGCATCTTTAGTTATTTTAGTAGCACCTTCTAATCTTTTCTTTGCAAAATCTTCAAAACTTTCTATTTTTGGAGAGTTTGATTTAACTAGATTTGCGGAAGTTTTTTTCTTTTCATCACCATAGGATTTACCCATAGCCTGCCCAGCGGTAGTTTCTCTTCCAGCTATCGTCACTTTTGTAGATGGACGTATATCATGCTGCTTTGCATAAGCATCAAATTCGGCTTGAGATTTAAATTCTAATTCGTTCAATATATCTTTAAGTCTAATCATTTTATTTAATGGCTTTACCAAACTCTTGTGAAAAGTCCGTATCTTGTGATAAATCAATTGTTTGAACTCGGCACTTTTTACATTCGTGTTTTTGTGTAAGTATTTCTATTACTTGTTTAGCTTCACTCATTGATTTAGCTTTTGTAAAAAGTATTTGTTCATCCTTTTTGCCAGGAGGAACACCCCAAATAATATATTCAGTTTTAGTGGTTTCTTTTAATATATCTTTAAGTCTAATCATGTCGGCGGATTATATTTTTTATCACTTCCCTTTTTATCCCAACTAACTCTTACTGGCTTTTTACCTTTACTGCCATCACCTTTATCGCCACGTCCTGCTTTGTTTTGTTTTGCACGTTTACGTCTTACGAAACTTGCTCTACCTTTTTTTCCAAGCTTTTTTGCCGCTGCCGATGAAAGACATGCCGCATATGCTTCACCTTCTTCGCCGGCTCCACACTTTCCAACACGTTTACCACTGGAATCATATCTATCCCAGCCACCACCTCCTTTACCTCCCCATTTACCCTTTCCGAACCACTTACGGAGGTCTTCGTCTAAAAGGTCAAATAGTTTAATCATTAGAATACGGAATTGATTTGAGATGAAACCTCTTTACCATACTTTGATTGACATTGTTTCATCAATTCATTATAGATATTTGTTCTCAAATCTATAAGCTCTTTTGGAGTATGTCCAAACTCTTTCTGCATATCCAACATACTATTCAAAATGTTTTCAAATGCTCCCATTTTCATAAATTTGGCGAACTCAAGTACCGCTTCGGTATGCGCATTTCTATCGGTTAATTTTTCTATCTTTTTAACGATAGGGTCTACATTGATCGCTTCTTTTAATCCGGTAACTACCTTTGTTTCTGATAGTATATTGGTCAGTTTAATCATGCTATTTTATTTTAAGTGTTTCAATCTATAAATATACAATTATCCTAATAACCATCTTATATCTTCAATCTCTCCGTTATTTCCATAAGAAATTTCATATGGGTTATTTTGTAAG